CCTCGCACGACTCTTTTCAGAGTCTACCCCTACAACCGTAGGGCGCACCTGGTTGCCTCCTCACTTCTCAGTAAGGAGGAACCCATCTAAGTCTGATGTTGACGGACTTAGGACGTCCAGCACGTTCTAAGTGTTTTCTGTCAGCAAACGGCTCATCACCGCGCTTAAGAAACCACTTGAGCAGGGCAGCTGACCCTTCAATCGGTGAGATTGGTGGGACACCCGACTCTACAAAAGCCTTGACAAGGGGCCTTTGCAGATTCGGACACACACGTTGAGTCTCGTACTCAAGTAGCGTGTGTCTACCAAGCGCAGGAGAATCAGGATGAATGGTTGGCATAGGTATGATCCTAGTCAACCACTTATCCATGAATCTAGCACACCTCCAGAGACCGGCGAAATAGAACCGATTTCGAAGAGCCACGCTAGAAACAATCTCCTCAACGTGCTTCCGTTGGGTGGGAAGAACTTCTCTGACGCGGACAACAGTAACGTCCTCGCCATCGTAGTACTCCTTCCCACAAGACTCTCTGAACTTACCAGTCCAGAAAGACTTGTTGACGTTTACTACAAGACCAAAATCTTGTAGTGTCGCCACAACGGAGCGCACATGTTCTACGGGGATGACGATGTCATCACCGTAGATGCGCACCTTGTCCAGATACTCATCTATGATGAGTTTTCTGGTAAGCGGTACTCGTAGGTCCTTTTGAATCCCTAGGAATACAAGTGTAGTGAATACACTCGCTTCCATAGGGAAACAAAGAGCCGAACCCATTGACGCAAACTTGGCTAGGCGTATAACGCCATGACCAGGTACGTCAGCCTTCCGGGAACGAGTAGCATCTACGGCTTCAGAGAACCAAAGCCAAGGTGCTACAAGCTTCCGTACGAGCTGATTGGAGACACGATCAGATGCATCACTCAGATCGAGTGTTGCCAGAGATCCAGTTATGGATCCAAGTCGAGCCATTTCCTGGTTAGGAACTTGGTTATCGAATCCGATTACCTTTGAGAGGATGTCATCCCTCTCGTAGGCCTTGAGCATTGCCTCAAGAACCGCCTGCTGCATGTACTGCATACAGGTAGGTTCTATGGCAATGATTCGAGGTGTCTTCAACGTTTTTGGAACAGTTATGACCCTGACGGGTCGTTCTGCTCCTGGGTCGAGGAAGGCATGGTGCAGTGGAGTACTATCTCTGTCGAGATAGTGGCTCCAGCTTGGGTAGAGGTAGTCACTTGCGTGAAACACTCTTTCCAAGCGCTCGGTCCACTCAGTTTGATAGTATTTCCGGTTCCCGGAAATTCTATCAGCTGTTGAACCTGGCCCGTGCTTGGGGACGACTTCTCCGTTGTAAACCTCTCGGTCAACAACAGAAAAGGCAGAACCAAACAACATGTGACCAAGACGACCAAAAGCCTCCGTCTCGGAGTGCTCAAGGGTCTCGTCATATGCCTTCACCTTCCTCTCATTCTCGATGAACCTAGACAAAGCAGCTTCTACTCTTGCATCACTGCAAGGTAGATTAACCTTTCCGTACAGCAGAGTGATCTGCCTCACGGATCGGATAGCCTCTATGCTAGGGACATCGAGCAGAGTACCGCACAAAGGATTAAACACAAGGCTGGTGAAACCCGAAAGGAATTTCGGGAGACGCCCAGATTTCGCATATCCTACGAAATCTGTTGAGCTTACCTCGCCTTTGTCCAGACATCTCTCGAAGTCTGAGCAAAAGCTTGGAAGGGATATCGTCAAAAACGACATCCCCTCGTGTTCAACCCTCTCCATGATGGTGTTTCTATCATGGATGGTGCTTGTGCAACACAAGGTCCCCAATTCATCAAGGACCTCACACAGTAGCAGTATATGGCTTTTCATCCAGCCCTCCTCAAAGGGGGTAGCTGGAGTCCATCGCCATAGCTGCTGCCAGCCCACTAATTGCGGGTCAGTTCTCGCCACCCAGAAGCTGGGTGACGCGAGCACCGGAAGTAGCAGTGAGATAGGCAACTAGCCCATCAACAACCTGCTTCTGCTCGGCAACAGTGTACCCGACCTTCGGGCTCTCAACAACAAGATAGCAAGACATGTTGTAGAGAGTGTTGATGGTCGGATCCAGAGTGTCGGTAGTGATCTTCTGGTGATCAAGGCGAATCACTCGACGGTTACGCTTGTTGTAAGCGTGACTGATCGAAAGCTTCACCTCTCCGTCGTCCTTTGTAAAGGCTCCGGAGTCAGTGCTGCTGCTAGTTCTCGGAAGAGACTTCGCGACAGCATTGATGGTAACTGACTGTGGGTCGGCAAAAGCCATAGCAATCTACTCCTGTGAAGTTATACGGAGATTCCGTATAACAGATGAACTACCTAAACAGGATGTTTAGATAGCAACGTTAACTTACGAATACTTGACAGTATTCGGAAGCTGACCGCCGCTCCGGGCTAGCCCGAGAGCGGCGAGAATGGCCCATTGCCTACCGGTAAAACTAGTGGACAAAAGGCCGAATCCAAACGGTGTTGCCTTCTTCCGTTGCTTACGAATAGTCGTAAGCTCCTGAGTCGCATATACCTTGCGTTGTCCGTATGTTAGGACACCGCCGTGGTACATGTAGGAGTTGCGTATTGAACGCTCGTTCATTATGTAACCCCATGGCATCACTAGGCCGTCGTTGGCAAATGCAGATACGTTGTGAACAACAGCACCTGCATTTGTAACCCAGTCGGCGGCCCACGTCCAGGGTGTTAGGTTCCAAAGGACTTCCGGAGTAATCCGCAGACCAAATCGCTTCGCAGCGAGTTGTTCCGATCTAACAAGTGACCCTTGAGGGGCCAAATGATAGGTGAAGACACCTTCGAACCACGTTCTCGTCCGTGAGGTCGAGATTGTGATCCTTTGCCCTGGCCCAGACTGATAGTTCGTCTTGATCAGAGGAACAACATCTACGTTGTTCTCAACTGTTCGCGTTGAACTAATGATGTCTGGGAACGTGTATGTTCGGTGAAGCAACTTACCTGATTCTCGCTCATACTTTTTCATTAACTCATCAGAGTTAATGATAGCATCTGCGAGTTTCAGGACATCGGTAACGAGAGGACGCCAGCCAAATTCGACGTTCAAGTACTCACTGCCCGCATTGCGGGCTCTAAGTGCTCGAGCGCGAAGAGACTCAGCTCCAACTACGTTGGGAATTCCTTCCCTACGTAGCTCACCCAATGTTGTTGCCAAACCGACCAGCGGGTTGGTTGGAATCACCTGCGAGATAGCAATAGTACCTCTAGTTGTCAAACCTGCGTCTGACGCAATTGGCACTACTGGGAAATCGCTCTCCTGTATGCTAGTGTACTTGGCGTAATAATTACCATTGTAATTAAACGACAAGGGACTAGTAGTATTGGAGGTACGGTTCCTGGCTGAATAGAAGTTCGCTTCCTTCAGCTGGTGACCGAGTTGGTGAAAATTGCCACCTACATCATGTTTGCCCTTTCCCGAGAGGGAATGGCTCTCTGAGTAGAGGACAGTATCAACCCAACCGGCAGTATGATGATTTACCGGACCAGAGGGTGGGGAGACATGGTCTCCATTCCACTCCTGCCACTCCGGGTTTCGGAACAGTACGTTCCGAGATTTAGTCACCATACTGGGATCCGTTCGTTTGGATTTTGGTTGTGACG